AAACGTTTGATACGTTGCGATGGTTCCGATAGCCATCCATAGAGTGAGACTCTCTCATCTGGGGGGTAGCATAATAGAATGCAAACTGTAATCTGTTTGAGATGGCGGTTTGTGTAGATGCAGCCCAAGCTCTGGGGGTTTAGGTCAAATGACCGCTCAGTGATACGCGTAGTATCCAACTCGAAGGGTGGAGGTTCCACATCGCATCGCGCTGCCGAAAAGATGCAAAACACACTTTCGGTTGAGTCTGCAGGGCTATTACTGGAGACTAGCTTGGGTGCTGCGAATAGTACCCACCCCACCGCCGACATCGATATGCCGGCAAGCGCGCCCGTCCGGCGCGCACCACGGAGTGCACGCATGCCTATGCGGCCTGTCGAGAACACCAAGATTGGCGCTGTCTCGATCCAGGCTGGTAGAATGCTGCCCGCCGATTATGCCAGGGTTGGTATAGTGACGAAGATGGACAAGCTCAATAAGCCGCCTCATGGTGAGTGGCTGAGCGTTGATGGAGGCGTGCAAACGTCCGGGCATCCGGCTTACTATGTTAGTAAGCAATCTCCTCAATACAGCGTGCGGCTGGAGGAGGTTTTTGATACGGTTGCTGACGGCTTTGACCTTCAATTTCCGTACGATGCGGGGCCTGGACGGCTCCCATGGAGTACGACGATGGAAAGAATTAAGCAAAGTTCTTTCTATAAAACTGTTGTTGATGTGCATCGCAACGTCGGAGGACGTGTGTGGGATGCGGCTGATGGCCAGTTGACTGCAGTATTGGCGTTTCTGTATTCACTACGTGTAGTGTTGTGTGGCGGAAAGCGTACCATTGGGTTCAGCCCTCGGTATGCTAGTGGAGACTGTGAGTATGGTCTCCGTGCTGGTGTTCGAGTGGCGAAGAACGCATGGTCGCTTGACCGAGAGACGCAGAACGCTGATGTTAAGTTTGTACTTGATGAAGTACAACGTTTAATGACGGAGTCAGGGACGACTATAAAGTATAGTGGTACTTTGCTTAGCGCCCTTGGGGGTCCATTATCCACACCTGTTATGCTCGTCTTCATGATGGGCATGAGGAATGTGGGCATGAGGATGTCCGTTAAGGCCGGCCAGGGTAGTACCCATGGGCAATTCACGCCATCGGTGGTGTGGCACGATTATCATTTTGTTGATAACGTGGCTGGGCATTTGCCATTCCCAGGGAAGAATGTAGGAACGCGTGTGCTTGAGATGATGATTACAAGCATACTCGCGAACTATAGCAAGCACTCGAATCTACAAGTGTTGGATGCAAACAATGGTTTGTTCAACATCGATGTGATTGAGGCCGTTGATAACGTGGCGGGAGGCTACGGTCAATGTGGTCGCATGTTCCCTGACCTAGTCGTGGTCGGGCATCGTGCGGGTGCGTTTCGGCGTGTTCACTTAGGCACATATTTGATTCAAGATATGGACATTGACGAGTATCGCAGAGCGATGTCAAGTCCATTGCATACTCAGATGTATGTAGAACACTTGATGTGCAGGGCGAATGAACGCCATTTCTTGAGTGCGTTGCCAGAAGTGGCAACTGATCTCATTGCCAGGTTTCTTACCGGTGAAATGCGCTGCCTGTCTGGCAAGCAATTTGCACCATGTCGTAAGCTTGACCAGGTACCGTTTTATGTGCGCCCACATTTACTACCGGACGAGGTTGCATCTGTGATGCAGCTAGCGCAGGTTCCCGACCATTATACCATTCATGGTAGGTCGCGCCGTGCTGTCCTGGAGTCGGTAGGTATGATTGAGCGCTACATCCAGGCGGTGAATCCGCACTTTAGGTCCAACTCGGAGATGTCTGGGTTGGCGTGGAGTGCGTATGATGATGTTGAACGTCAGAGTACACAGTACTCATTGATGGCGGGGCTTGGGTTTATACCAATGTGGCGAGTTGAGTCACATGGTGATAATTCCTCCTACCATCGGATCTCTGTCGTAACGCAGCAGATTGCTTCTAAGAATGGCAAACCGCATACAAAGTGGCATGCCAAGAAGGTCAATGCTACGGCTGAGACCGTGTTTGGCACCGGTGATGAGATCATCGGGTTGGTGAAGAACAAGGATTGTTACACCACACGCGCCTGCACGATGGCAGATGCGTTAACTGGCGTGATGAAAGACAACCATGCGATGTTGCGTCAGCTTGAGATTAAGACTGGCGCAGTTGTATTGTTGCCTGATCGTGTCGTGCATCCGATGTTGCTGCCTGGAGTGCCGCAACCCGAGATGCGACAGGAGTTTATAGCGAACGATGACCGCGCCATCGGAGTGATGGCGCAGTTATTGTATTGCTGTGAAGTTGCGGTGTGTGAGTTGAACACATCGATCAACTGGCATTATGGCAACAAGGGACAGTCGAATGACGTCATTGTGAAGCCAATATGCACGGCTGTGATGGAAGAGTTGAAGACTCGACCATGTGCAACCGCGATGACGACCACTGAACATGATATGTACATGGCCGTGAACACAGAGGGTGTGTTCAACCAGTATGGCACGACGCGATTGTTTCGGTTGTGTCAGGTGCTGGTATGCGCAGCAGCGTTAATGGGTTTGCCCAAGACTGCTGCACAGACAACAGAACCAATTGTGGAGCCCACAAATGTGACGGATCCACTGGATTGGATGTTGTCACAGCCACGTGATTATATGGCTGAGCACTTTGATTGGGCACGCCGCTCGGTGATTGAGCAGCCGTGGCCCATTTGGGTGCATTGTCTTCTCACCATCCTGATGATGGTTGGTGGGTTACTGATCGCATATTGTATGGTTCAGTATGTCAAGCGTGCCGATGAGGCGCGGCTTGCTGAGTTTGAGGTGTTACAACCCAATACTCAGATGCAGTGGTTCCTTCTTTCTTCACGGGAGGTGAATAAAGGGGATGCCGCTCTGTTACGCTACTTGGATGAGCGTGGTGCGAAGAAGGTCCACCAGTTTAGGGATATGTCCGTTGGCGATTTTGTCCGCGAGGGCTATCTGGGTACTGATGTGGAGATTTCGTTCACGCTGCCGCGTACTGAGAAAGTGCGGAAGGCGCCTGCGAATGAGGCACTTGCACTTTGGCTTAGTGATTGGGGGCCAATCATCGAGAATGATGATACCACAATCACTATCTTCGCTTTTCCTGAGGGGAAAGCTGAAGCACGGGTTGCAGGAAATGATGATTTCCTTGCGGCCTACGCGAAACGGATTCGTATTCGTGACACCGATCATATTCGTATGGTCAGTGAGAATGGGAAGGGTGAATACTTCTCATTCGATGACCTCAAAGCCAAAGCCAAGAGATGGGATGGACCCGAACGTGGTGTCTATGTTCAACTTGGCTTCTCATGGCCTGAGGATTATGAGACTGGTACCTTGTGGTACTACAAGCACGATCATAAGGGTGAAACATATCGTTGTTTCCTCTATGAAAAGAACGATGGTAGCGAGCGCTACATCGTTGGGCCTCGTCAGCGCATCGAGCGTGACGATACCGATTTTGGGGTGACGTTAACCAGGAGGTTGACGTATCCCACTGCCGCGGATTCGCGGCGGTCATGGTATGATAATCACGTCACTGACAAGGGGGAGTTTGCTGAAGTCATTGGTAATTGGCAGTTGCCAGTGCGTATCAGTGACGAACAATACTCCCGGTTAGCTGAATGTGAGCGTAAGATTGCAGCGGGTTCTATGCCCTCTGACTTGCGTTTGACATCATGCTGGATGTCTGACAAGGATGACCATGCGTTCCGTGACTCAGTGATGGGTCCGGTTCGCACGGAGATGGAGTCAAAACACTACTCAGTGCGTAGTGAGCAAGAATTGCTCGCGAAACTGGGAGGTACTTATATTGGCAATTTGAATTACCATGGTGTACCACAGGGTGTGCATCCTCTGCCGTCGAGGCCGGGGAATGACTCGCTTTTCATGCCATCACCTTATGTGGTGATGTCTATCCCCTCTTTTCGCGAGGAAGCTGAAAGACGGGGTTTTCGTGTCATCTTCACGAAAGAGACGAAATCGAATGCGGAAAAGTATCCAATTTCGCAACCGTTTTCAGATGCACGATACGTATTCACCATTGATGACCTCAGTTTGAGTTCTAAGGTCGCGTCGGCTTACCAAGTAAATGGGGCCGGCAAGGTGTACGGTCAGTGGATCATGTACAAGTATACGAAGGTTGTTAACACTGCGTTGACGAGCTATAAGATGGCCGTCATGGGTAAGGCAGAGAATGCCTTTGCGCATCCAGTTGGGAGTTCTCCCATTACTGCTGCGTATCATGTGGCAACCTTTAAAGAGAACATTGAGAAGCCTGAGAATAAGGCACTCAAAGACGCTCTCTTTGTGGATGGGCGGATGCCCACGAAGACGCAATGGAATAAGGTTTGCATGCGGCTTGATGGTACTGTGCTGAAATGCCAGTGTTGCACTATTGCTGGATTTGAACATTCGGCGCGTGCGCATGAGGCATTGTGGCGTACCATTACAGGGTTGGAGAAGATACCACCAAAGGTGCGTGCTCCACCCCGTGCCATGAGTTCAGTGGCGGACGTGATGTCACGAACTGAAGGCAGCGTAGTGTCGAGCGTTACGTACGACTCGTCATACAGTGGGCCAAGCTCAGCTGCGTCTAGCGTCGGTGGTATGATGTTTTATCCAACCGGCTCGCTGAAAGGCAAAGCTGAGGCAATGGTCAACGATATGGGCAGTGTCATTAGCATGGGGAAGATACCTGTGTTTGGCGTTACCCAGTCATATAAGTACAATGACAAGATCATTACGTTTAATGCAACTTGTCCATTGTACCAGGAGAAACGTGTGTTGTTTTCTCCTGACATGCCTGTGAGCCTAGTATTGGCTTACAAAGCGCGTGGAGTGCCATGCCCGATTACTGAGTTAAGTGAAATTCGTATTTCAGGTGAGTGGCAGGGTGATGCTGTTGATATACGCATCGACCCTCGTGATGTGGAAATTGCTGGAGCTGGTTGTAGTACCGCATCGACCACATTAGCAGTGCGTGGTGCACGTGATGTGCTACGCACTGCTTGCGCCCCAGTACCTGGTGGCGATTGTATGCTGATTGACCATGCGCGTGCTGAGCGCACGATTCGCAACGGGTCGGTCCAAGCTGTTATCCGGCAATCAGTGTCGATGCAGGTTGGACCATGTCAGATGAGTTTTGTGAATGCGTATGCGTGTTCATACAACTCAGAAGAGGGGTCATGTGGTGGCCTCATTCTCCAAGGAGGTTCAGTGGTTGGTGTGCATGTTGGTACATGCTCCATCCAACTGGACGGTGAAGTTGCACAGAAGCACTACAACTTGTTTGTATCGATTGCTGATGTGTTCCCTGGGTTGTCAAAAAACTCGCGTTCGGGCCAGCTTCTCCACCGGGCTGTGTCCGAAGGAAAGGAAACGGTGGTGCCCCCGAGGCCTACGTACCAGTCAAGTACAATCCAAAACCTAACCTTTTAATGAAGGAGGCGATGGACTACGCGGACGCCATGTTTGGTCGTCCTAGTGGTTGTGCTGATGAGTATTTGTATAGACCTGCGCCTTGTTACAATAGATTGATTGATAAACGAATGCTCGCGTTTATGGAGCATGGGGAGTTGGATTATGATGGTTACCTGCTTAGGAAGGCGGCCAACATGGTCAAGTTGACGATGAAGCGTTTCTTGGGCGATGATGCCAGGGGCTCCATTGCCAATGATGATGAGATGATCAAGTTTGTTTTGATGCATTTCATAGATGGTGATACATCGTGTGGTGTGCCGATTCGTTATGTCGAGCGCACACCAAAGAAGGAGGATTTCCTTAAGGATCCTGCCAAAGTGGAGCGTTTAGTCGCTCTGATTAAGCAGGTTCTGAATGAGGGCACGTTAGATATACAGACGGAAGATGCGAAAAAGTGGATGGTTGTGGACTGTCCCTTCGGTGCCACCCTGAAGAGGGAGGTCATTTCGCCGGAGAAGATAGAGCAAGAGAAAACTCGATTGTTTATGCCAACCAATTTGGTTACGCATGCAATTATGCTCATGGTGTTTTCTCCATTCCAGTCGGCTGTGCATTCTATTTGGGGCTCTCCAGAAGCTTACACACGTGTGGGCTTCTCGAAGACCGGGGGCAACGTAGATCGGTTGTCACGGCTTCATAAGCGAAGGCAGTTCACTGGCACTGGGGACCTTAGTGGTCACGATGCGCATTGTTTTGCCATGGTCATGGAGTTGGCCAATGAGATTGTGAGGGAGGTGAGTGATCACCCCGATGAACCGAAAGTGAACGCTGTCCGTGCTGAGTTGCTAGAGAAGCATATTCGCAAGACGGTGATCTCCGATGATGGAGATGTTTACAAGTTATTCTGGGGTATTTGCTCTGGTTCCCTCATTACGTCAGATTTGGGTACGATCATTCGTATGATTTTTGAAATGTACAGTTTGTTGCGTACCATCACTGATGCAAGACCTGCGTTGCGTGATGCTGACGATACGTTCTTATTAGAGCGTGTTAATGAGCATGTCACGTTGTCCATGTATGGAGATGATGACATTTGCTCGTTTGACCGTAGTGATGAGCTAGGGTTGGATCCTGAGACGTTTTCCATACCCATACAGGTTGCCCACCACGCGGAACTTGGCGCTATACTGAAACCTGAGGTTGACGTATTCACCAAGTTTGATGAAAGGAATAGCTTCCTTGGATGGCGTCCGCATTTGCACGATGGGTTGATTGTGCCGCGGTATACACGCCTCCCAAAGCTACTTGGTAACTTTTTGTATGCTACCAAAGATACAGAGGTCGATTGCCTCAGGTCAGCGAGTGAAGATTATTCGTTTGATCCTGAGGTGTTTGGTTATTTGCAGTGTATGTTGAAGTACATACGTGATAAGACAAAGGATCCAAAAATTGTCCTCTATGACGCACCGTATTATCAGCGATACTATGCGTACAGCGGGCCTGGACCTGCTGTTGCGAAGGCTATTTTCAAGATAGATGCGAAGGCTCAGTGTCGTAGTCGACAGATCATGCTGTCTGCGGCACTTACGTTATCGTTCTTCACCGCCAGCTGTCACTCGTTGACAGGGGTTGGTGTAGAAAGAAGCGAGGACTTGAGCCCCTCGTATCATGTGCTTCGAAAGCGCATTGAGAATGAGCTTGCAGAGGTTGAAGAGGAAAGATCAACCATTGTGAAGGCGTTACACGTGAAAGGTGTTGATGTAACGCCCGGTAAGCGGTTGCTTACAAGGATTGAGGAGCGCATCCATGAGTTGGATGATCAGCTCGAGGATCTGCATGCGTTGCAAAAGCATGCGGCCGGCACTGAAGACAAACCGAAGTGGCGTAAAGCCAAAGGCCGTAAAGATCGCGCTAGGATGTTAGCGCGAGCTGAGTCAAAAGGGGGTTCACTACCTCTCGCGACTTCAGTTGATACGGATAATATTGAGTTTGCAGAGAGACCGGCGGCGGGCGCACCCTTGAAGAGGGGTGTGGCCACCATTGTTGCGCGGCCTGAGGGGAAGAAGTTCTTCTCGGCCAGCGCTGCGGGAGCTAAAGTGTCATGGACGAAGCCAGAAGCCAAGAAAGGCATTCCGGATATGCGTCGTCGTGCCAGTGTTAGCTCCCGAAAATCGGGTGCGTCCCGTGCGTCGTCCTATACCACCTTTAGGGGTGGGAAGAAGGGCGACGTGAGAGTGATGCCTAAAAGTGGGCTATCACAATTGTTGCGAGGGCCAGTAGCGGTCCGCAACGAGGGCAGGATGAAAGTGAAGGGCAAGCCGGAGAACAGTGTTGTTTCAATGTCTCCTGCCACGTCCGATTTCATCGGGCCCACAAGGATGAACTTGGCAGCGTCTGATCAGATTCTATCAAGTTATGTTGACATGATGGTCAATCCGTGGTGTACTTCGACGGTACGATTGCCTGATCAGTTGATCACGCCCACGGCGATTGCAAAGTTGTTTGCGAATCGAACGTACACGATGAGCAGTACGTTGACCACCAATCCGAATGTGCTTTTTGGGATGCACACTCGGCTGTCGAGTTTTGCCACAAACATACCGACAGACCTGATGACTGTGACTGCCGCGCAGACGGGTAGTAACGCGTATAGTACTCCAGCGTGGAGCTATACACCGGGTAATATATTGGATGCGATCGCATTCAACAATGTACCCACGACTGTCATTACGAACGTTAATGGAACGAACATCAATACGCATGGGCCATGGTCAGATGACTTTGGTACTGACCAATCAGAGTTGACACCCTATATTGCGGCGTCACGCTGTTTGGCCGCTGCGATGCGATTTCGCATCATTGGCTTGCCTTCGGGTCAGTTCATGACGCCGGGGAAGCTGTACTGTGCGCAGATACGTTTCAACGTTGATGATGTGCCTGTGACGGAGCAGGATTTTGTTGTGTTGGAGAGGCTTGGACGAGCATCGCATGTGAGTGCAGACTCTGTCCGTGCGGCCGGCTCCAAGACTTGGTTTGCTGTGCTTGATGGGCAAGAGAAGATGCAGATGTGGAATGGATTCCTGCCTGCATGTGGGAATTGGCCAAGTGCGGCTATTGTTCCCACGCCCCCAGCTGGCTTGCCATTTGGGTTTGTTCGGCGATTTGTGGCCGGAATTGATGTAATCAATTCACAGGCAGCCGCGCCGATTCCATTTGCGGCATGTATTTGTCCGCCAAATGATACAGCCAACCCGTGGGAAGATGGGTCAGGCTACACCTGGGGCGCTGCGTCCTCAACGTTGGACGCACCAAATGCGAATGGCACCTATATGTTGATAGCTGCCTATTTTGGTTGCGCGCCAGGTGTTGTGTTGGAAGTGGATTATGCTCAGGTGCACGAGTATATTCCATCCAAGAGTGCACCAGCAGGTTTGGAGACATCAGTTATGCCTCCAAACCACGCAGCCGTGGACAATATTTTTACGTCCGCGGCAGTGATGACTGGCTTACGGCCCTTGATGTATCAAGCGCCTGGAGATAAGACGGTCATTGGACCCTCGTCCAACCCATTGAAGGGGCGACCTGAGGGGAATTCCAGTATCAAGACTGGGATTATGCGCACGGTGACGCGCGCGGCGGGGAGGCCCTTCTCCAGGATTGGCACTGCACGTGCCAGAGCCGAGGGCTTCTGGGACTTCGACTGGCTTAGTAAAGGCACCTTAGGTGACTCCGATAATGGTATCGGTTGGAACTTTACTGGCAAGTCAAAGCCGAAGCGTTAAGCTTCACGACCTGAGTAAGTCGTTAAACTGCTCCCGAACCGGGGAGGG